AAAATTTTGATTTAAAAATACTTCTTCCTTTAACATATCTCCAAACTGAGAATCATCTCGACCATCTTCAACAGACCAATTTGGTTTAGCTAATTTTCTAGCACGTTTAGCTGTGTTGCTTGTTATTCGACTATAATCCTGAGCATAGAACGCACCTTCTCTCTCTTTTTCTCTAGATTTGTGGTCGTCATCAGGATTACGAATCTTTTGATCGAATTTAAAATTAAAATCAGCTTTCCATAGACCCGAGTCATCAATATTAAATTTAAATATCGCAGTATACATTCCAGGGCCAAACTGAGTTCCAAATTCTCTTAAATCAATTTCTGGATTAAATTTAATCTCAGCATCATACCCACCACGAGTCTTCCATAACATTCTAAAGAGAGGCCACATTTCATTTACTAATGCATCAGCAAATGGATTAATGTTAGGTTTAATAATATTATAATCAAACTTTTCGTATTCAACTTCTTTAATTGTAGATGGATTGTGCAATGTAATCTTGTAATGATCTCTAGGCAGTGAATCTCTCACAGGATAACTAATTCTTCCACTTTTTACACAATTTTTTAGGAAATCTATAAATGTATAAAAAGATTTTACCCTAGTCATTACGTGGGTTCCACCTTTTGTGAAATCTTTTGTAATCCAATGCCCGTGGTACTTGTGATAGCCTACATTAAACTTGTCTGGATTTTGTCCTACAATAGTTTCCGGACCCATACCAAAGCCGACGCCTGCGCCAATGTTGTTGATATTCATATTACGCATACGCCACAGGAATGTCATAGTGTCAGCAAAGTCTTGCAAATTCTCTGTTGGGAACCCAATAATCCAATTAGTCGCCGCCCAGATTCCTACTTTTTTGCCGTCACGGAAGTTATCTTCCATTTCTTTAATAGTGACGCCTTTTGCCATGTCATCGAGTACTTTCTGACTACCCGACTCAATCCCATAGTTTAGCATAATGCAACCACCTACTTTGAGATCTTTAAAGTATTCTAAATCCATGCGGCCGTCACATCGTGCATATCCAGTCCATCGTATCTTTAATCCCTTAGCTTCAACTGCCTTACAGAAAGCACGTAGTTCTTTAAGGTTGCCGTTAACCAGACTATCAATGAACCAAATAACGTCTGTGCCTTTGTTATAGTACAACCATTCTATTTCTGTTATTAGATCAACTGCCTGGCGTTGACGATACTTCCAGAAGTGCGTCTCCTCGCAGAATGTACACTTGGCTGTACATCCTCTACTGATCTCACTGTTAACTCCATTGGGAATTTTATACTGACTAAAGTCAATTGACTCGTAGTCTGGCATTGGTAATCCGTTGATACTGATACGTTGATCTTCTGGTTGCGTTATATACTGGGGAGTACTATGGTTGACTCCATTTTCAACTTCTTCTAATATGTTTAATAGAGCTTGTTCACCTTCACCATTAACAACATAATCATAATAGTCCTGTATGGCAAACCAAGACTTCTGCACATTACTTCCTCCTACTGCAATTTTAACATTAGGCATACGGCGTTTTAATTCTTGGCACATCCATTTAGTAGGCTCTTCACTGATGTAGTAAACACTAAATCCTACTATTTCTGGATTAGCTGCTTCAATCTCATCACAGGCCTTCATTAGTAAAGGTTCTAACAAAGGATGAATATCTCGCAAATAGGTATCACCTAACCAATGCCAGCTAGCACTAGAATCCCACAACCTAAAAGGCAACAGGCCGTTTGGTTTCCAATTGCCCGCATATTCATTATATGCTCTAATATTTAAATCTATGATAGTTGTTTCATAGCCTGCAGATTTTGCTATTCCGCTTAGTCGAGCAAGATTAAACGGAGGCATTTCAGGAGCCCACTCGGGACACAATACTAAGATTAATTTAGTATTGCGTGTTTTATAGTCAACATAAACAGGTGTAACATTGGCCTGCTGTATTTTTTTAGCATAAGGCGCAATGGCCTCCATCATTGAAAGATGTCGAGCGTCTTCAATATCTGCTGTAGGACGCTCTCTAGGAGCCATGTTTTTGTTAGCAAGAGCTGTTAGGTTAAAATCCACAGGTTATCCTTTTACTTTTGGAATTATGATATCAGTACCACAGTGGCAGTGTTCCTTGCCACAGATAATTTGTTTAGGTCCAATATCATTTATATCGCCTAGTATGTTACCAACATGTCCGCCCTGTCCACAACTTGCTAGACTGATTGCTCCAGTTGGATTAATAAACAATGCATCACCTACATTACATTTCCATCCTTTAAAGAAATTTTGTCTATTGATAATAACATCGTTACTGTTCACATGAGTTGTAGTCCTATCATCAAATTTAACGTAACTGATACAATTATTTTCTTTTGAAGGTTTCTCTACAGTTTGTTTAGTATCAACGTTGTGTTCGCTTAGGAATTTAACTTTTTTAGGATCTTTATATTCCCAAGGCCCTGCATTAACTGTCATCTCATCGAATAACGGTGTCCATTCAATAAAATAGTTAGGTAAGAGGGTTTTCAAATGCTCTCCAAACTCTACTACTTCCCAGAATCTTTTATCGTGCATGAGCATCTTACTAGACAAATAGTTTACTTTATTGCACAAGAACAAACTGTTCTTCTCATAGACTTTCTTATCTGAAAACTCTACGTGAAAGCTGGCTACAATATCGTCAAATAAATGATAGTGTTTCTTCCACCATGCTAACGGACGACTTAAATTAGTGTTAACAGCAATGGTACAATTAGGTATCTCTTTACGTAGCCATTCACAGACTGGAATAAAGTTCCTCCATGCTGTAGGTTCTCCGCCGCTGAAGAAGAATTTAAAATCTTGATAACCTTCAGCCTTGTACTTAGAAATGATAGTATCTAAATTATAAAGATACGTGCTTAGATTTCCGTTGTTTGTCTCAGTACCACTCCAATTACCCGGATTGCAGTAACTACATTTAAAGTTGCAATAATTGTTTACCTGCCATGTAACTGCAAGATATTTTGTTTTTGCAACAATTTCAATTAACTCTTTGCCCATTCATACACCTCTTTTAGTTCTGGAACAACGTCCAATAGTTTTTCTTTCCTGTGTTCATCTACTTCATCATTGTATTTGATGAACTCCTGAATTCCACCTTTATTAGGTTCCCCCCTCATAAGGGTGTAAACCACTGTCTTAAAGGAATTTTTTAAATCTCTGCTAAATTCGTATTTGTACATCGATTGAATATATCGATTCTTTAATTTGTCCTTAACATGATCCGGCAATATCATAATATTAGCGTACCAAGGATCGCTTAACAGATTAAATCTAGCATTAGGCGGCCGCCGAGGATCACTAAAATCTAATAGTCCTTGATCAACTAGACTATCAAAAAAGTCAGGGAAGCTATGTACGTTCCAGATACTGATTGTAGGAGTTATTTGAAAGTCAGCATGTGGAACTTCTTCTCGCAACTTCTTAATATTTTTAATTGTTCGTTCCCAATCTGTGCCTTTACGTATGATCTCTGCTTGAGATCCTCCTGCATCTAAACTAGCCCATATTTTTAAATTAGGAAACTTCTTCCACAGCTTGATTAAATCTTTGTTTTTATATTTAAGTACACTAAAGTTTGTAGTATAAGTTAACTCAACTTGATCTGTTAGTTTGTTTTGTATCCAATAATCTAAACATTCATAGTGTTCTGGAGTGATAATAACTTCGCCACCTGCAAAGTACACTTCGGTAACATCTTTTAAATAGGGTTTTAATTTAGTCATGAACATTTGATCTTCATTAGAATTAACAACAATAGTTTTCATTCCAAAGAATTTTTCTAGCTGGTCCATTCCCCATTTCTTTTTAACATATTCTTCTGCCCACTGACTAGAGCACCCAGGTCCACAACTACGACATTTCATATTACATAGATTACTAAATCTAATATCCATGTAACGCATTTCAAATTTATCTATGCTGCCGTCTTTGTTGGTATCTTTAATCATATCAATGTATTCAAAGCCTCTACGTTTATTGTGGCTTTGTCGCATAGTCCATGTACCCAATAACTCAACATCATGGCAACGTTTACATTCCGGACTTGGTTTATCCTCAAGCATGTCTCTGCGAATCCTCTTAAAGTCTTCACTATTCATCATTTGAATAATCGACTCATCTGATTTAATTTTAGCAACAGGCTTACTACTGTCTGCAACACAACACGGCATTACATTTCCATTAGGCCAAGAGTGAAAGTGTATCCAAGGAAGCACACAGAAGTGTTTGCCTTCTTTGATTAAATGTTTAACATCTTGCATATTATTCCTCTAAATCTTGTAGTCTAGACAGTTCAGGAAATGTTTTAAAAAAGTCTTCGTTTCTTAATTTATCCTGAGCTTCTGTATGTTTAAAAAATGTAGCTTTATTATCTTTCCATGTATTGTCCTGGTCGGCAAAACTAATTGCATCATTAACTAATCTCGTTAATCCTGTATAATTGGTGCCATGACTCTTTACTAGATCTTGTGCAGAATCTCTAGCTAATTGTTTCAACTCTTTAGGCAGACTCTTGGCTGAATAATAACTAGGATGAACTGCTAGGTATAAGCTATTGTACCAATCATTAGTTTGTACAATGTTTTTACTCTTTAAGTAATTGTAAAATTCTCCAAGAGTGGGATAGTTAAACAAGCTAAACACTGTATTAATTTGAAACACTACGTAATCTAAATCACGGAATGTTAATAGATTGCTTTCAATCTTGCCCCAATCAGTGCCATGTCTTAACCATTCTGCTCTTTCACCGTAATGGTCAATGCTACAACTTAGTTCAATCTTTTTAAAATGCTTCCATAAGCTAAGTATGTCATGATTCTTATATTTGATTGTACTGGCATTTGTGTTATATCTTAAAACCGTATCTGTTCTGCCTTTTCTAATCATTTCTTCTAGTATAACATAATGTTCTTCGGTAATCAACGGTTCACCACCTGCAAAGTATGCTAGGTCAATATGTTCTATATGATCTAATACTTCTTGTAATAAGTCCCCTTTATGATCATCTGCGTGTATAACAATTGGCTTGTTTTTATCATAATGTCTATCTTCGGCGGCCCACTGACTACTAAATTCACTGCCGCATGTCCTACACTTAAAATTACATATATTACTGAATCGAATATCAAAATAATGCATCTTAAAATCTGGAACAGTTCCATCTTCTAATGTAGTAGGTACAAGATCATCAAAACGCTTTGCCCAATGATCTTTGCTGTACGTTCTAAAACTATACGGGCCTGCCTCTTCGTGTTTATAGCAAAAGTCGCAGATATCATTCTTTACATTATTGAGCATGTTTAGACGTAACTGTTTCATTTTATCACTGTTGAATGCTTCTTTTAATGATGTTTCTTTAGTACTACCGAACGGAGTTGAATAGTTATTACTGCAACACGGATAGATATCCCCTTTTGGAGTTACATTTAAATGCATCCAAGGAAACATACAAAATACCTTGCTCTCGTTTAACAGAAAGTTTTTATTAAGATCTTCCATGTTAGTCCATTAATGATGCAAGCTCAGGAAACACCTTAACAAAGTCTTCTCCCCGTACTTTGTCCAATTCTAGTACATAGGCACGGAATGCATCCTTGTACAATTCCCACTGATTAGATGATTCGGTCCAATTAGCGGCATTCTGAATAGTATTTTTCTGAACAGGAGTAAATCCGTTAGAGTTCATGTAGTGGAGCAACTCGTTAATTTTATCTCTAGCTTGTTGTTTTAAATTAGTAGGTAATATTTGAGCTGAGAAGTACTCAGGATGAGTTAACGGATATAGACTATAACATCGACCAGGTGGTGGTTGATAAATCTTTTTATCAATTAGATAAGTGTAAAATTCTTTTAAGGTTAGATAGTTGAATGCACTGCTAACTGTATTCAATGATAGTTGAAGATTTGGCAACGACTTTAATATTAACAAATTGCTTTCAATTTCTCCCCAATTAGTTCCTGATCTAATGTATTCTGCACGTTCACCTACATGATCAACGCTTGCCCAAAATTCAATAGGCTTTTTAAATTGACTCCACAGCTGGATAATGTCTTTGCTTTTGAATTTTAAATTACTAGCATTAGAGTTATATACAAGGGCAATATCTGTACGGCCTTGTTTGATCATTTCTTCTAGCATTATATAATGTTCTTCAGTGATCAAAGGTTCGCCTCCTGCAAAGTAGGCATATTCCATATGAGGAATATGTGACATTATTTCTTCTAACAGTCTAGGTCCATTGTTCTTTGGGTATATCTTAGAATATGGCAGTTTTCTTTTAATATCTTCCTGTTCCCATTGCGTACTGAATTCAGCATTACAAGTCCTGCATTTAAAATTACAAATGTTGCTGAATCGAATATCAAAGTAGCGCATCTTAAAATTGTCAAGATGTCCGTCTGATTTAGTATCAACTATAACTTCGTCAAAGTATTTGTTAAATCTATCAGCGTATTGAAAGCGGCTAGATCTAACTCCACTTGCTTCGTGTGAGTGACAGGCTACGCAGGCAGGATTAACTCTTTCATTTAGCATATCTAAACGCAACTGTTTCATGTTTGGAGAATTGATCAACTCCTCTAGATTTTGTGAGTTTGAGTTGCCAATAGTTGTTTTAGCAATACAACATGCGGATGCAGTTCCAGTTGGACTTGTGTGTACATGGATCCACGGAGACATACAAAATACTTTGCTTTTGTTTAATAGGAATTCTTTACTGTTCATTATAATTTGCTACACTTTTTAAAAAACTTTTCCATCTCTGGAAAGGTTGCGACAAAATTGGTTCCGCGTCGTGTGTCTAGTTCATTGAACCAGTTGTAAAAATCACGCTGCCCTTCATCGATTTTATTTTGATCATATTCAGTCGCTCCCATATAATCAACTACTCGTCTAAACTTTTCAAACTCAACTTCTGAAAACTTAGTTGGATCTTTATCGCTTACGTTCTTTTCCATAAACTTAAGACTATCCTTCATATACTTCATAAACTCTTTTTTAGGAAGAATGTTCATATCGTACTGCAAAGGCTCTTTCAAGTACGGAGTATCAAATCTAACCATCTGCGGTTGGTCTGTTTTATTATATCGATTATAGATACTTCGCCATTCTAGTATCTTCTCTAGCAAGCTCTTAAATGTTGTTACAGATAAGATATTGAATGTAATCATAAAGCTAATCGGTTGGCCGGTACCTTTTAGATAAGCATCTAAGTTGCGTTCCCAAATTTTTAAATCCAATCCTGTTCGAATATATTCAGCACGGGGACCCCAAGTGTCAATGCTAGTATATAACTTAAACCTGTTGATGCCTTTGTTATCTGTTAGATGATTAACATACTCAACCATTTTATCAACTAGGGCGGGCTTTACTCCTAGGTTACTATTAATGTTTAATTCAAGTTTAGGCATTGGATCTTCTTTAAGACTAGCCAACAGCTTCCATGTACTTGTGTGCATCAACGGTTCTCCTCCTGTAATACGTAGAATGGTTAATGTCTTACGCACTGTCGGCCACCATTGCCACCACGCATCTACATAAGGATTCTTTTCTTCACGTTCGTACAGATCCATCCAATCAATATCGCAACGATGATTCTTAACTGACGTTACTGGGCCGTATTGTTTGATTTCATTATAGAAACGACTACTGGCTTTTGGATGACAATATCCGCATTTAAAGTTACACTCGTTGCCAAAACTAACTTCAATATATTCCGGGTTTACATTTTTGTCCCAGGGATTATCTATAACTTGCTTATAACGTTTCTCTGTAAAGATACTAGCAGTTTTGATATGTCTATCACTGATGTAATCAGGACCCATGTTCTCAATGTTCCAACAGTATTGGCATCCTTTGGTCTGTACGCCTTCTAGCATTTCTTTGCGCTCTTGCTTCTTTATGGAAGTGTTATGCAGAGCACTAGGATTCTTTTTAATCTCAGCTAGATCAATTTTATGTGGAGCAGGATGATAACAACTGTGAGTTTCTCCTGTTTGTAGATATAAGGTAACATGATGCCATTTAGCTAAACAAAACGTTGGACTTGTTTTGTTTACAATGGCAATAACCTTTTTAATTTTTTCGTGATCTGATTCTGACATAATATGTTATTCGGTTTTTAAGAAGCCAACTAGCATGATGCGCGGCTCTTTTGCAAAAGGGTTCACAGGAGTAACACAGTGAGGTAACTGTTTTGATCCGTGATTCATTATTACAAGTTTATTAAATTGAGGTAAAGATACAGAAGCTGTTTGGTCTTCATGTACGGACAGTAAAAGGCCGCCCCAATCCCATTTCCAATTACTGTTGAGGTACCAAACAAATCCCCAATCAGATATGTAATCATCTTTGTGAATTCTAAAATGTCCACCTTCATTCATGTAATAACAGCGTAATTCTTTATGCACAATTTTTTTAGATACTTCTTTTTCAATTGCAGGGATTATATAAGAGTTAACGCAGTCTTTAATTAGATTAGAATTTTCTAAGAATCCTGATCTTTTAAAATTAGATAGATATACCTCATCGTTCTCTGGCAAGGTTGATGACACTACATTAAAGTCTCTCTGATAATAAGTTTTTCTCTCCTGCATAACGGTATCGTAGTCTGCAGAAAGAAATGCCTCTCTTATTTCATACGCAACCTCAGCTGGAACCACTCCAAATATTTCTTTCATATACTGTTTTCCTAGTCTGTCATTTTATTAAAGTATTCTCTTAACCAATTATAGTCATTGATCTTTAATAATGCATTGTGATCATTTACAAATTTGTTAGCAAAGTCGCAGGCGTGGGTTGCACCTAAGGCTGCATAACTACCAAATTTCTTTTTAGGGTCCGAACTCAGCCATTCGTTGAGTTTGCCCATTTGATTGTTCTTATATAGTTTAACGCATTCTCTAAAAGCACTACGCCAGGTTGAGAATTCATCTACATTAAATGAAGTAATACAACTAATTCTATCTTCTGCACTTATATTAGGCATTATGCCCGTAAACATATCAAGAGTGGTCCATTTCTTCTTCTTCATTAGGATACTCTTATTAAACAGTTTAACACCTCCGTTATGATAAGTCAAATTATTTACTGGATTTTGGCTGCACCATACATAGGCACAGTCTCTGTCAAATATGCCTGGCTGAAAATCAAATTCCCAATCGTCCACTAGCCATGCGTCTCCGTCAACAACAAAGAACATATCAGAAGTTGACAATTTGGCTGCGGCCTTATGTGCGTTAAAGATCCCGTCAACACCGTGTATCCGTTTTGCCCAAGGTGCTTTCTCTAGTACACGATTCCAATTATCATCAGCATTGGGTTCTTTATAGGAAATAAAGATGACATCTAATTGATCTGCAAACAATGGAGTTACTAACCCAACTGTTTTCTCACCGATAGGTTTGTTGCAAAACTTTGCTTTAACAGTCCAAACTTTTTCTTTAGAAGTAGAATCTAAATACCAAACATGTTCATAGGCAAAGTCATGCCATGGTACAATATACTCTTCATCGTATTTTAATTTAGGTAAGTTAGGATTGTAGGCAATGTCTACATTTGGACTAATGTAGTCTACAATTTTACTGCCTTCTAATTCTTCTGTTACCTGAATGGTGAACGCCCAAATACCATCCTCGTCATTTCTTAAATGTTTTCTATCTAACATCCAAATATGCTCGTAGGTAAAGTCATGCCATGGCATTGTGTAATCTAAATCGTAGTCTAACTTTGGTAGTTCAGGATTATATTTTACAGTAAACTCGGGAGTGATAGTTCCTAACCATTTCCATTCTTTGGGTTTACGCCACAACGGCGTAAATTTTATAACCCATAATCTCTCGTCGTTGGTTTGATGTATAGGATCTAACTCATAGGCACACTCGTGTGCTAGATCATAAAATGGAGGGCAACAATCATTGACATCTACTCCTAGGTCTGGTAGGTGTTCATTAAATTCAACAAACACATCGGGGGCAACATATCCCATGTCTTTAGTACCTGATACTTCCTTGCCCATGGGCTGACAACTAAATGCCCAAACTTTATCATCTAAGGGATTGAATCTCGGATCTATGTACCATACTAACTTATAATTCCTATCCCACTTGTTAGGATCAAATGTACCAAATGGGTCGTCCTCATAGGTTATAAGTTTATCAATATCTGGATTCTTTGTCCAAACTAATTTAGTCTTAACTATGTCAATAGACTCGTAGCCGTGATACGGATACCAACCATCCTTAAATATCTTAACAATCCATTCCCCTTCGTGGGTAATGACTATACACTTTCTTGTATTAGGAAGTTCATCTACATAATGTTGTAATTCATGTTGCCATTTCTCTGGAATGTTGTTGTTTGGATTAATTACAAAAAACTCAACATGACCTTGTCCTAATTCATAGAGCTGTAGATCGTAGTGAAGGTCATGCCCTTGCCATTCAATGGTAAGAGATTCTTTGTGAGAAATTTGATAGATATTTTCTAGCATTACTACTAATTATCTTAGTAGATAAAACTACTAAAAATATCAGGTTGGGAATGGAACTAATCCAACATCAACTGACCACGTTGACGTAGCAGTTGAATGATTGGCAGTAAATCCTCTAAACAAATATGTTCTTGTTTCGCCTAGAGGTAATGGAGTTGTTGCTGTAGACAATACAGCTACACCTTGGGACGGAAATGGATACTGCGGTAGATTATTGTATCTGCCTGGACTATCTTTTTCACTATAATAATGGAACGCTCTGGTTAGATTCTGTAGGGTTCCGTCAAAATCTGGATTACCAGACAAATCCCGTAAATTGTTTATTCTAATGGTTATTGCATCGTAACCATCGTAGTCAACAATAAAAATAGACCCTTCACTTTGATCAAAGCCAAAATAGTCAGCGTAATTTAAACCAGGTGTAGTTTTCCTAATGTACAACGGTAACCCATCGTCGCGAAGTGCTCCGCTTAAATATGTGCCGGGTCCTGTCAAAGGAATATTACAAACAGTGGCCCAGTATGGATAAGGAGTATCAATGCTTGCGGCTCTAAAGTTTAAATTGTTCAACACAGCGAACACACTACCGCCATTGGCATATATTGGGGTACCGTCACCACCGGCACCTACGCCAATTGTTAAAGTCTCAACGCCGTCAAACATGTCAAGACTGACACCGATCATACTGTTATTACCGGCTATTGGACTTAGCCAGGTTGATAGATTTTTATACACACCTGTAATATCAACTAACGCAGAATTTGTAACAGTTGTTATTTCTGTGCCGGGGACCGAAATTGATAATACAGACGTATATGGAGTTGTTGTAGAAATATTATTAACATAATCAGGATCCCAAAATAGATTAACTGAATTAGTTCCGGTAGTAAAACTCCATCCTGGACTTTCTGTCAAGGATACAGTAAAGTCTAAAACAGTGTCATAGTCTTTAATTCCGTTTCTAACTGGAATTAACTCTATTGATGTTGAAGAAGTTAACCCTAATACTTTGGTTACAAATGTAGTAGTGTACGAAGAAGCTTCAATTTCAAAAGTAGCAGGTAGTACAATTTGACTAGTATATACTGTAATTGTATTAATACCAGCGGTAGATTCAATATTAAAAGAACTGGTAAATTCTCCTACATCTGTACCATAGTAGGCTATTTCGAGACTGCTTATTCCGGCTGCAGGTATATCAAATGTAGAAGTAGTTACGTCTTGTCCATTTATAGAATGTATCACTGGGTACGTTCCGGGCTGTCCAAGAAACGGTAGTGGCAAGGAAAACACAGGTCTGTACGGAGAACGCGGAAACATTGTAACAGTGGCATTGCCCACGTTGTAAATGGTAAGAGTTTGTTTATACGGTGCAGTCCAGGATTTTAACTTAGTATTGAATGTATTTGCATCAAACGCACTATCAGCAAGGGCCTGTTGAGTAGATGTATTACCTATTGAGAATTCAAAAGGAACTAATGAACTCAACACTATCACTCGAGACGATGTATTTGCCAGCGACCCAGGAACAGTTGTTGATGTATTAAACGTCTTAATAGTTTCCATAATCGGCACTGGGGCAAATGCCGGTCTTTTAAAACCAAACTCACTGCCTACTGATAAACTAACTACCTGTGATGTTGCCATAATTTTAATTAGTTTGTTGTTTTATTTTTACAAACCATTCAATAAAGGCATTTTCCGGAAACATACGATGCAGTATTTGAGCAGATTGGAGAGATATTCCAGAAACTAAGATCATCTTTTCTTCAAAAGATAAACCGTTGATTCTTTCTGCAACTTCCTCTGGAGTTATATTAAACATTTTAATTCCTTGTTTTATAGATTAAATTTGCCACTACGCCGACTGCTCGCATTGCTGTATGTAGGCTTTTCTTGAGCACTGTACTTGGGCCGGATAGTGATTTTGCAATTACTTTAGTTAATGGTTTAAAGTCTAACCAACCTAAAAATTGATTAACATGATAGCTGCCCACACGTAGGGCTCTACCATTGTTAGAATGGTCATATAACATTTGCAGACTTTGGGCAGTGGTTATATATTCATATTCAACAGCCTGACGAAGTATGGCTCCATCGTCGATGATGCTAGGTGTACCATATCCATTGACAATATAGGTATGATCACCATCTACCCACAGATTATAAACTGATTGCCCCTGGGCAGGTATTACCTTACTTGGAGTTAATTTAGCAGCCTGACCTAACCAGGGGTACAATTCGTAGTGATGCTCAGGGTCAACCGCGGCCAACTCTCCGTTTATATACAAAGGGTGGTTGATCGTAACAAAGGGTTCAAACTCTGGACTGGGGGTATACAGCCCTAACCACATGGTGTCCAATGCATGTTCTAAAAACTTCACTGTGTTAACCTGACTGCGATCATGATTATAGACCCGATCCCCTATGACCACATCTTCGATGTTTTTACTAGTACCATCTGCCATAAGGACCTGGGTACCTGCTGTAAAGCATTCTCCGATGCCGGCAATAATCAGCAATATTGGTATAATATCCCAGCCACCGCCACCACCACCAGCGCTGCCGCCACCCCCAGTTCCTTCAATAGGGGGTCTAGTCCAAGGAGGGGGTAATGCGGTTGCTGAAAACGTTACATAATTGGTCACGGTGTTGTTTACAGGGGCTCCACTGAGTGTGGAGTTTATCACTACTGTACTGATGTAATCTGCATAGGGCAGGGCCAGGCCTGTTTGGGTAGAATAATACTGGGTAAATGACAGCGAGCCTGCTGGGGGTATTGACACCCCCGATGCCACCGAGGTACCAGTGAACACGCCCCCTACCCCAAAGTTAGTCAAAGTAGAACGATGCAGGATGTTGGGCGCTGTGTTAAATGTAAAATCATTAACAACCGCAGAGGTACTGCTGTTATTGTAAAGGGTAAAGGTTACTGGAGTGGCCATTTGTAGTATTTAATTGGTTTTAAGGAGTTTCCCAAGGGCCGTAGTTCCAGTAGCCCTGTATCGGATCAACAAGGATGTATCCTAGATCTTCGTTGAGGAATGTAGCAGTAAGGTCTACTCTTTTGGCTGAATTAAGGTCTAGATCTCGAGTTGCAATTATAGTAATAGACAACGTACCACTGTTGTAGGTTGTAGAGGTAGTAGAGGTACTTAGAAAGTCAGTTCTGGTATATTCATATGCTGGTTGGGCTTTTAGGTGATCTATAAAGTCAGCCCATTCCTCATCTCTATCGTTGGGGATGGCCACACTGGTATATGTGGGCCTCCAAGTTAGTACACTGCCCGAGTTAAAGAAATAACGTGCAAACAAATTAGTGGGCCAATCAACTCGAACCTGTTGGCTTATTTCCCTGCCCCATACAGTGGTTCGAGTACTGGTTCCATTTAGGGTATTCACGGTCTCACCGGGATACCCGTAAAATTGATTAGGGTGGCAAACATAACGTCTTAGATCGTTGGAAAGATAGTACATGTTCGGACCCAAAGCATTGGGAAGACCGACCCCAATAGTCGACGTAGTTGTCGGTGCCACAGAACTGGTTGTGGCATTGGTAATATGCCGTTGAATGAAGTTTATGTCAGTGATTAAATTTTCCCATTGACTGACTCTTATCCTATTCTGCGTAGTGACCTGGCTGGAGTTTTGACTACCAATGCCCCATCCCTGCGGACCCAAACCAAGTATCGATGTAGTGATATTTTGGATGTAGTTATAGGCATAGTTGGTAATTGTAAATCCGGTGGTTGTGGAGATATATGACATATTCAACTATTTAGCACTGGTTTTATTTCAGAGCTTGTTCAAACAATTAAATACGTATATAATAGTTTATCGAGAAGGAACAGTTAAATTGTCTAAGAAACTTGGAATCATACAAACTCGCGGACTGGGTGACATCATCATAGCTCTGCCCATAGCCCTGCACTACCATGAACAAGGGTATCACGTACATTGGCCCGTGGTCGATGCTTGGGTAGAACAACTCACAGCACAGGCCCCCTGGGTCAAGTGGATACCCATCAAACCCGATCCGGGACCGTTCTTCTACGACACCCCCCGAGAGCGTCTCAAGAACTTTGGCTGTGACGAGATCATTTGCCTGTATCAAGCACTAACAGGTCACCCACATCTTGTCCAAGAGCCCTGGTTCCAACACACGGCCTTTGATCAGTACAAGTACATACGTGCAGGTGTGCCTTTCAAAGACAAGCTACGTTTACCAGAGTGTATCACCCGTGACTCAGGGAGAGAATCAGCTTTATATGATCAACTCATCGGTGAGAACAGCCCACCCTATGTGGTCACCCATTTAAGCTCAAGTGAGCAGACTGTGACCTACGACCCCGCAATCATACCCGAGGGTTGGATGACCATACCCATATCAAATCAGGGCCGCATCTTTGATTGGATCAAGATCATAGAGGGTGCAGAAGTGGTTATAATGACTGACAGTGTATTCGCTAACCTAGTAGATGGATTGGATATACAGGGTCCGGAACGCTACTTCATCCCCCAGCATCATATACAACTGTCAGCAACCTTATTGGGCAACTGGAGTTATCTGCACAATCCAGAACTCAAACCCCAAGCCCGTATATTCGGAGCAGGATAACATGAGAATACTAGCACCCATAAGCCTCGGCGAACTCATTGATAAGATCACTATTCTTGAGCTCAAACAAGAGTTGATCAAAGACCAAGCCAAACTAGAGAACATCCGCTACGAGTTAGATGAACTCAACAAGATTTTATCCAACCTGCTAATTAAAACTCCCACCCAGAATGAGCGCGAAGCGCTTAAAGCGGTAAATCGTGCGCTATGGGACATAGAGAACTTCAAACGTGAGTGCGAAGGCAATGGCCGCTTTGATCGTGCGTTTATAGAAGCCGGCAGAGAAGTGTACCTAAAGAACGACGAGCGTGCCCGTATAAAGCGTGATATTAATATTAAAACGGGCAGTAGTATAGTAGAAGAAAAGAGCTATAAGTAAACTCTCTTTACTCGTATAAGTCTTGTTCACGACGTCGAGACAGGTCAGGATCTAACAAGTAAGCCCAGAATAGATCAGTTTCCCGTACATGAATACAAACACCAATGGTCTGCATGTGAGTGTATACAGCTATGGGATCAAAACGATCTAGCTGATCACCTTCCAAGTAAGTGTGTACGCAACATAATCTCATAGTGTATATAGTTATACATGAAACTGCCCAAATGCTACTGTAAAGAGCGACTAGATCATATATATACATAAACTCACAATGAGTGTGTACATGTGTGTATGTGACTAGTATAGCATAGAACACGTATACAACAATACCCCGCTGTAGCCCAAAGCATATATACTGTAGATCTAATGTGTGTATAGTGTGAATACCCCGCTGTACGGTCTCTAGGATCTGCGTCTGCCAGCAGTTCAACAACGCTAGTTGGTGAGCTGAAAGCAGTGTCCGAACCGTGAATACCCCGCTGTAGGGGCCTGGTGGGGGACAGTGGAGAACTTTGGGAGACTGTGGGAAAGTATTTGACTATAGCCTCTCAACCCCACCATGACCTCACGATTTCTACCCTAAAAAACCGTGGAAAAGGCTGTCAAACTGCCCCAAATTGGGCCAAATACCGGCCAGAATCCACCAATTTTTCAATGATTCTGTCACGTTTTTGCCACAATAATCCACACTGATAGCTTGCTCTTGAACCAGTTCTAGTGTATAATTACTGTATGCAGAGTAGTATATACTGTGTATAGGGACTCTAGCTCATTTGGTTAGAGCAGAGGACTCATAATCCTTTGGTGCTGTGTTCGAATCACAGGAGTCCCACCATAGTGTATATAT